CTCTTCCTAATAACTGTCCTGCAAGATAGGTCCGTTCTGTTTCGTTCTCTACATTCTGTAGTGCTGTAATGGTTGAATTAAAGAGTTCCTCGTTACTCATATTTGCGATTTCTTCCTGCGTGATTCCGAGTCTCCCAAATGCTTCATTCCCATTCTCAACCGCATTGGCCAAGGTTTTCATTCCTGCCTTTAAGGTTTCCATACTGGTTCCGCTGTGTTGCATCACGGCTTCCCATTCCTGATATGCCTCTGCCGAAATGCCCATTTTCTGTGACATTTTATCGATGTTGTCGCCATATGCGGCAACCTCACCGGTCTGCTTTACCAGCTCTTTTCCAGTAGCAACAGCCGCAGTACCGACAGCCATAATCGCTACGCCACCAACTTTTGCCGCAGTACCCAATCCGGCTTTCAGTTTTGATCCAAAACCCTGTGCATCTTTTTCGGCATCATCCAACCCTTTATCATATTCTTTTGTATCTAATCCTAATTTCGCAAATAGCTCAAATACATTCATTAATTCATCCTCTTTGCTTTATCACGCATCCTGGCAATAATATCTTCCGCAGTTTCTTCTTTCTCCTGTTTCTTGACTTCAAGAATATCTGCAAATCTCTTTGTAATGGCCTGCTCCCCGCCATGTGATGCAGAATACATATTTGCAATTGAATAAAGGCAATCGGTTACATATATTTTGTATGCTTTTTCCCTTTGAATTTCTAAAAAAGAGGATACGCAATGCTCCATCACATATCCTCTCCCAAACAGATCCAGCAAATCCAGCCTTATCGTTTTGACACAATTTTCGTATCCGTCTGGTCCAATTGTGCCAATGACGTAAAAAAACTGAGCACACCATTATCCGATAATAACTCACCAATTGATTCTAAATATTCAGACATTGTATGATTATCTGCATCCTCCGGCTCTATGAAACAACATAATGCCAACAATTCAACTGTATCATCCGCATTTTCATCCAGAATTTTATCCAGCATATCCATAAAATTTTTAACAAGCTGCTTTGACATTAATTTCTTATTTTCCGCAATTGCTTTTTCTTTTGCATCCCCCGTCAAATTAGTTGTCGGTATCAAATCGGGAATATTCTTGCGAATATTTAAAATATTCGTTTCCTCCAACCACTTTGCCACACATTTCTTAATGCGGAATGTCTGTTTTAAAAATTCCCTCGGTGTACAGTTTGCCAAATTTTTCATACTTTATCCTGCTTTCTTTTGTGTTTTATGATTCAACTGCGGTCGCAAATACAATGATATTTCCTGTTGCCTCGGCAATCGCAACTGCGCCGGTACCACTTGTGTAAACATCATTTGTTACATCAACACCGCCCATTATAACAATTACATTCTCTACTGTATATCCATCCTCTGCGGTCAGAGTACCATTTACGGCATTCCCTTCCTCAACGCTCTCAGGCAAAGTAGAATTTACATGGAATAAGGTCTGTCTGATGCTGCAATACTCGTCTCCAGGATCTACAGAATAGAATACCATAGGTACCTCTTTCTGCGCCTGAATTGATACATGTCCGGTAATTTCCAAAGCAATAGTACCCTTACCATTTTTTGTTGTCTGTAAGCTGAATCCACCGGTACTTAAAGCGTTCTTTATCTGAACAGCTACAAAACCACCATCTGCTCTATCACCTACCCACCAAAGATCCGTAAAATCGCTCTGCAATAAGTCTGCTCTCGGTACAATCTTACTGGAATTATTGCTGTCAATATCGGCACAGCCAAGAGCCATTCTAATAAGCTCAGGTGATGTACCAAGAGAAGTGGTAGAAAGTTTGCACTCCCAAGAATCCAAGTGCTTATATTCCTTCATATTAACCGGTACATTATCTACATCCTCACCCAGATCAGAAAATGTCGGTACACAAGACGGATTAACGCCGCCTGTGGTGGCACAAATTATGTTTTCATCCGGAAATGCGGGTGCAGCCGGGTTAAATCTCTTCAACAGCACACCGGCATCCATCTGCATTGCCTCAAAGGCATTTTGCGGAATTACTGTAAATCTTCCCATTTTTTACTCCTTTCAATAAGCTGTTAAAAATTCAGCCTGAATGTTAATGTAAACTCTTCTTACAAGGTCGCTGCTCGGATCGCTCATATGTTGCGCAAATGGCGTACCTTTCGCAATATACAGCCGCCCATTATCAATCCCATAGCTGATTGGATATTTCTTTTCGATATACTCGGCTATTTCCTCTGCCTTTTTATCTACATACTCCCATGAATTACTATCAATATCCCAGATATTTCCATACAGATTTACTACATTACCAATACTGTCAAACTGTACGGAATATGTTATATATCTGTACCCGGGATTTTCCGGCACCGTATTTTCTTCATAGGCCGGTAATCCAAACTTAGACCAAAAATTGTAAAGTGCCTGTCCTTTATCCATAATCACCTCGGCAATGCATTCAGCTCTTCTGCGCTCACCTGTCGCATATCCAGATTCGCACTTTTCGGCGTTGAGTCATCATCACCATCCGATTTAATTCGGAACAACTTCCCATCCCTCACTCTTCGGATAATATCATGGTATTGCAGATTTATATTTTTCCTTGTGGTAATCGTATATAATGCCGTTACACCCTGTTTATCCGCCACTCTGGCCTCCATACTCGAATCAAGCACGGCAGCAGCAGAAATCGGCGCGCCATCTTTCCACTCGGTCTTATATCCGCCATATCCATCCGGCACCGTGGTTTTATCCATAAAAACAAACTTTTCCATTGATTCATCTAACAAGCTCATGGTAATTTCCTGTACGGTGCAAGCATTGCAGCGAATTGCGCATTGTCAAATATGCTTGCTCCCGCCTTTCCGTTTTTATTTGTTCCTTTGCTATATGAATATCCGCCAAAACTTTCACTCTGGAATCCTGAATTGGACATTGAATCTGCTGCCCCGTTTTTGGCCTTCCAAGTCTCCGCCCATGTATTTGCATCCAATATTGCCTTTGGCACATCCATCAGCCAAATTGCTCCGGTAAAGGTCTTGTCGGTCAATTCATCCGCCTGAAATACGCCCAATGGAATTCTGTTCCGGAATAAAGCAAAATACTGACCTTCCTCTATCTCTATCTGTTCACCGTTACAAAAGACCTCATGACCTACAATGGATATATCTCCAATGTGCCGTTCATAGTCAAAGTAATTATGCAGATATTGACAGATTTCAGTCAGCATTTTTCTTTTTCCTCCCTCGCTTCGGCTTATCCGCTTTCGGTGGCTCTGTTATCTGCGTTTCCACAACAACATCTTTCTCCGGGGCTTGTTCAGCCTCCGTTTCCTCCACCTTTTCAATCAGCGGCTTGCCTCTACGGTTTTTATTTGTTGCCAATTCATCCAATCTCTCCTGGCTTACCTTTAAGCCCGACCGGGGAAATACATCCCCCGGTCTGTACTCAAAGGATTTATCATGGAGATCTTTGAAGAAAAGAATTACTTTATACATATTATGCTCCTGTTTCATCAACCGTTGCGATAAACAGGCTGTTCGGATTATAAAGTACGGGCATGAATAAGGAAGATGCCTTCGTCCAAATAACCGCAGGATCCTGCTCATTCCACTGGGAAATCCATACATAAGGATCACGAGCGCTCGGAGCAACATTCATATTGATGTTTGCGTCTGCTTCGGGAGGATTTCCCCAAAGACCGGTTCCGAGTTTTCCCGCAGGATTTGTAGCAAAGAATGTTACTTTATTTGCAGGATAGTATCTCTTATAAGTTACAGACGGTCTGCCATCGCTTCCAATTTCCGCACCGTAACCGTAGGTCAAATCATTGGTGATGATCGTATTGATACCGAATTCATCCTCCAGATAAGCTGCGAATGCTTCATTTCTTACAAGTGCTCCTGCACCGATAGCACCATTGATGGCTTTCTGAACGGCTGCATTCTGACGCATCTTAGTAATGTTCTTCTTTGCGGTCATAATACCCGTAAGAATAACACCCTTTGCCGTTGCAGCATCGATGATTGCCTGAATCTGTCCAGGAATATCCGCATCAGCATCTAAATCAATCGTAAATGCAAGCTGATCTCCGGGTACACCGTAATCAACGGTTAAGTCAAGGTTATTCTCCTTAATGGTTACTTTGCCAAAAGCCATAAGCTCATTCTTAGCAACCTTTGTACGGGTAATAACCTGATCTGCAAGACGGATACCATCATCCATTACATAATTGTAAAGTGCCTGGTCCCCCTGTACTCCGGATTTCTTTAACTCACGAAGTCTTTCAGACTGGTTAATCTTAACCTTAATAAGGCCTTTCTCAATATTGTGATTATCAACAGGCACACGGAAAGTAGTCTGAGATTCGGTATCGAATCCGTGGAACTGAGCCATCATAGGTACCTGATATTCATTAGCGATAGTCTGCCATGCAGCGACAAGGTTATCGGTCTTGTCATCGCCAAATAATCCATCGATAGGATCATTAGGTCTGGTCGGAACAGCATTTCCGATTTCCAGCCAATCTTCTTTTCTTACGAATCCGTATAATTCATTTTCCCAAAGTTTAGGCATTTTTATTTCCTCCCTTCAATTACGGTCTGGTTACAGTAGGCTCCGCCTTGAAAATGAAGCCAAGAGCAACAAGTGCGGTCTTTGCCGCTGATGTAAGGCGAACATCCGATCTCGCGTAATAGGTCTTACCCTCAGTAACAGTAGTATCAGTCGAGAGGGTGTAAACGTAGGATCCTGCGGACCCACTTCTCTCATACCAACCTTTTTCAGCAGGGTTATCGCCTGTTTCGGGTGTTACGGCATCATAACTCTCGCCTGTGATTGCAAGTCTGTCCTCATAAACAACACCTTTTGTTACTACTGAACCGGGCATATTGCCTGTGGTAACATCAACATCTTCATAGGTAATGCCAATTGCATTTCCATCATTGGTAGGATAAGCAGTACCCATAGGAACATACTTCCCGCCTTCGTCTGTAGTCTGTACAAGAGCACTATTTTGTGCAAATTCTCTTGTCTCTCTTACGCACTCTTCATGGCTTAAAAACCAACCATCAGCACGAACAATACCTTTTTTCACTTCACCGATAAAAGACATTTTTTTATTCCTCCTTTGTCGTTTTGATCTGGCCATACATAGCGGCCCTCTGTTCTGCAACACGCTTTGCAGCGTAATTACTTCCCGTTCCGTTATCTCCGTTTCCGGCAGGCGGCTTCGGGGTATCAGCACCCTCTTTATCTCTCTTCGGGATGAAATCCTCCCATTCTTTCGTTAGGGATTTGATTAATTCATCTCTACCTTCAACCTTGCCTTCCTTATCGAATTTAATTACATCCAGATTGGAATGCTCTACGATCTTTCCGATAAGTTTTTCGGATAATCCTGCTTCTTTCAGCAAGGCTTTGTATGCATCAGTTTTTTGGCCCTTTGTCTTTTCTGCTTCGATTCCCTTCTTATAGTCGGCGAATTCCTCTTTTAGTGCCTCGTACTTGACCTTAAAAGTATCTTTCGACGGATCCTTTAATCCGGCTATTTCTTTTTCCATTTCCTCGACTTTCTTCTTCGCTTCATCGTACTTGGATGCGCTCTCCTTGTACTTGTCGCGTTCTTCCTGGAGAGCCTCAATGGATGCCTCATGCCCCGCCATAATTTCTTTTACGGCAGCAGACATATTGTCCTCGCTCACTCCGGCTTTCGATAAGATTTCCTTTAACTGTGCTTTTGAAAGTGCCATTTTTATCCTCCTGTTCACTCGGTGGCTGTCATAGCCATTAGAATATGTTCCGTGGATAATCACCTATCCTCTTTCAAAGTAACACATTTATTTTATTAAATCAAGATTTAATATTAAATTACGATTTAAGTTCTTCCTCTACGATCTGCTTATATTCATCCAAATGATTTTCAATTGCAGGACGCAAAAATGGTGTACCGGGCTGAAATCTGGTTCCTAATTCCTGATATGGCGCATATTCCACATTGGTTCCAACATATACCGCCTGCTCTTCCGTGGATACATCATGCGATATGGAGTTCCTTAATCGTCCGGTATCCACCGGGGCATATCCCTTTGCATATCGCTCCGCCACCAATCCTATTGTTTCCAATGCCCTCTCAATATCCTCGGCTTTAGCTTTCAATACCTCATCCTTATTGCTTACAACCTTTACATCAACAATGGAACCCATTTAATCACCGCCTATCCTTAAAGAAATCCGCCCAAAATGGATTTTCTCTGTCAAAAAGCTCTTTTTCTTCCTTTGTTAATTTTTGGGGATAATCAGCAAATAAATTATATGTTTTTTTCTTATCAAAACTAAATACAAATTCGCCTACTCGCTCATCCCCATTATCCAACCACCAAATCTTATCTGTTTCATTGTCTTTATACCATCTATTTGATGCCACCTTTTTCTCCTTTTTGTTGTTTGTCCTTGGCTGTGTTTATGTATCCTAACATTTCTTTGAAATCTGGCGTTATTTTTATAGATTCAACATCAATCAATGCAGCTTTTTTCTTATAAACTATTCCATAATTCTTATCCGGTGTTTTTCTGCATCCAAATCTTTTAACCAATGTTCCGAAAGTAGTATATTTTTCCGTTTCAAATGAATGCCATCCATTATCTGTTTGAGATTGTAATTCCAGATATTGTAATCCAAATTCTGTCGTTTTTCTTATAATTGCTGAATGTTTTCCTACCCCTAAAACATATTCTTTCTTATCATCTACCGGCAAATCATTTAATAATTTTGTTGCTTCTTTTGCTTCTTTAACAAATTCAAAGGTTTGTATATCCGCATCTGCTAATTTATACATAGAAATGTTATTTCCTTTATTAGCAAAACAATATTGGCTGTCACCACCTCTAAAATCTGTCACATCCAATCCTTGTTTATTTGCACAATATGCTAACGATAATGATGCACATGAGCCATCTGTTTCATCACCGCCTCCTATTTTCTGTACAATCTCATCAAAATCTAATTGTTCCTTTAATTCATTCACCGAAATATAAGTTACACTATTAGATTGCATCCATCCTTTTAAGTTATCATATTCTGGCTCATGTTTAATTTCTTCTTGTTCTTTCGGCTGTTCTTCCTTCGCCGGTTCAGGCACACTTGGTTTATCCTTCGCCTTCTTCCACTCTTCATATGTCATATCGCCTAATTTGCTCTCGTTCCGCTCTAAATCCTTCCCATACTTCGGTAAATCGGCAACAAGAGTGCAACGGCAGTTGTAAATCATTTCTCCTTCGGCTCTCGGATCCCCGGGAAACAGAATCCTATATCCATCTGTCTCAAAGTATTCCCCAACAGCCCTTACCTGTCCGTCAAGATGCCTGTGTTCCATTCTGGTTCTTTCATCCAGCGTTGCCATCCACATCTGCTTAACCGGAATTCCCATGTCTTTGGCTCTTTCATAGGAATCAACTCTGCCTTTATTTTCGGCAGCAGTCGTGTAAGTCCTGGCATTACGGATAGCCGCATTTCGGTCCATATCAGCCACTGATCTAAGCCGTTTCGCAATATTCGGAATGCTTTCCCCTTGCAAAATCCCCTGCATAACAGCAGATGTCAGTTTTCTTCGATTCCATAATTCATCCTTCGGAATGTCCACTCTGGCCTGCGGAATAATCTGTGGATCCTTTTTCATTAGATTCTTAACCGTATTTTTATCATATAAAGTAAATCCTGTGTCTATATTTACTCCAGATTCCACCTCATATGTGCCAAAATTCATATTTTCGGCATAAGCATTCGGCAGGGAATCATTTATCATCCCTGCCGCAATTTTATCCGCATTAACCAAATCCTGCGACAAAGTATCTCGCATATCTTCCCAGCGCTTTCCGGTCATAATCTGCCCTTTTCGCCATTCAGCGTATTCTTTGGCAGTCATATCTCCGGATTGCACTTTGGCAAGCATCTTTTTGTCTTTTTCTTCAAATTTTGAAAGAAAATCTTTCATTTTCTTTTCGACTTCTGCCGCTGCTTGCTTATATTCCTTTGTCAGTTTGGATTCTAACTTTTTTAATTCTTTATCCGCAAATTCATGTCCGTAATCACTCGGCATTATTTACATCCTCATTTCCGGCTCCAAATCTATCCATGTCCTCTTCGTCCATTTCTTTTAATATATCATCCGCCTGATCCCCGTCACCAAGCAAGGTCAACAGCTTTCTTGTGACATAATCGGCAGACAAATACTGTGCACTCGCTAATACATTTCCGATCGCTTCCGTTGAGTTAACGATAACGGACCTTGTGAAACTTGCATTATCCTCAATTCCAGCCAATGCCAAAATCCCTGAAATGAAATTAAGAATGCAATATTCGTATTTGTCGGCCTTCGCATTCATCGGCTCATATCCTGCCTCTATCTGCGTAGCCGTGACAGCACCATCAGCAATATTCTTAGTATCAAGCGCCATAAAATCTTCATAAATATCAGAACGCAATCTCTTCAATAGCGTTTCTCTTGCTTCAACCGGAATATTAATCGTCTGCGGAGATATCATCTGGTCATCGTCAGCCTTAGCGATATGATTTCTTTTCAACCTGTCAATGAATTCACGCAAATCAATGTCATCCATTCCTCCGGCATTCTGAATAACCCAATATATCTGGCTGACTTCATCCAGATCATTGGCAAATCCGGATTTAATCAAATCGTATGCATCGATATCTTCACGCATTCCGACAAATTCACTCTGATGGTATTTGTTTCCCCAAAACGGCACAATCGGGAATGTCGCATAATTCTCACCGCCAACAATCTCGGTTCCGTCCACCTTTGTGGTTTCCGTGTGAATAATATAGTTGCGCTTCGGATGCAATTCCTGTCCCTTCTCGCCGGGATTCCAAATAAAATCCGTATATCCATCTTCTTCATACAACGTAGCTCTTAACGGCTTATCATTGTCCAACTGCCAAAACCGTACGCCCATCCGCAGACTTCCATTTTCTTCATCGAATAATGGAGCGTATTCCAAGAAAGAAAAGATTTCAACATGATCCTTGTTCCAGAATCCAAATGACACCTTATGCACCAAGGCCTTTTCTCCGGCATCCTGCAGCTGAAAATCAAAATCTTCTCCTAACTTCTTTCCTGTGTTTTCGTTGCCCCAAGTAACCCCGTTGCCCAATTCATACTGATTAAGCTGAGTAATAAGGCGGTTAAACTGATTTGTTTTCAGTTTGAAATTCGCTGAATAATTATCAGGCACCGCTTCTCCCGACAGAGAATATAACAATTTCTGGTAGTTGGATATCGTCACATTCCTATGCCTGTTATACTGATCTGCCGTATAAGCGATCTTATAATCCTCACTATTCTTATGTTCTTTGATGACATTTAGAACAAAATCAGCCACACTCACTCCGTCCTGTATGGCTTTTAGATAATCCTGATAAGTTATCATTGCCTTAACCTCCTCTTCATTGCATCCCTTACAACGTGTTTTGTTTTGACAAAATATCGCACCGCATCACAGCCATGATCGTCTATCTTTACCGGTCTTTCATCCGGTGATTTCACATCCCAGATATATCCGCCCAATTCTCCAATCAATTCCTTGCAGCATTTACAGATCTTCACATATCCGCATCCAAAAGAATTGGCCGTCTCTCTCAATCCATCTTCCACATCATTATCCGCTTTTATTACATTGAATCTATGCTCATGCTTTTTTAGTAACGTTATAAAACTGGCAGCAGATGGATCCACAATGGTCTGAATCCTGCGGGTATTCGGTAAATCCATAATCCAGGTAGTCAAATCCTGCAAATAGTCATTATCTGTTTTCTGTACCTTTGTTTCTCTGCCCGAATAGTAGTATTCACGACAAGCGTACCATATCTCGCCTATTTTCGCAAACAAATATGCAGCAAAGGCATTCTGCGTACCATAGTCCATTGAAATACAGTAATCCGTTATTATTCCATCCGGCAATTCATCCACTATTGCCTGCTCATAATTCGGATATACCAAACCCTCTGCAATACATCTTTCGCCCTTTATATCTCTCCGGTACCAGATTGTACCGGGAATGTATTGGCTTTCAATTTCTGCTCGTCTTTCCGGTGTAATAGACAAATTATCATCTATCGTAAAATGCTGATATTGGTACCCGCCTATATATCCTTTCATATACGCATCAATATAATCCGTATATATCGGATCCCTCGGATTAGACGGGTTTAAATCCCATAACACCAATGGCTTTTTAGCCGCCACCTGTCTACCGAATGCAACCTTAATAAAACTTGACCGGGAATCCTCGCAATCATAATGCTCATTTATTTCTGTTGCAATCCATAAGCCATATGAATTACCCAGTATCTTTTTATAACTGTCTGCTTTGGCACCACCGACAAAGATAACAACCTTTTCCCCTGTCTTTGTATAGATAAAAAGAGCCTCATTTCCTCGGTATTTACCCCATTGGCACCTACCACGGAAAAGAAACTCCAATCCATATCCATTACACACTCCGATATTCAGCTTTGCATTGCCCATTGTGGCACCACTCGCCAAATGATACTTATCCTCACAGGTCTCCAAGTACATGGCCGCAATAATACAATGGTCTATGGTCTTTCCCGATCTGATAGCACCCTCGGCTACATTCATCCGGTTATGCAGAGCATTCTTTATGTAGTTTTTATGTTTTTTGGAAAATGGTTTCCAATCAATCGTTTGTTTCGTCTGCATCATCTTTCAACATATCCGCCAATGTGCTTAAATCTTCAATATCCGACACGATTTGCTCATATCTATCTGTTTGCCCAAGGTAATTCTTACCAAGAAAAATTGCCATGCTTGCATTCTTTTCCGCCAATTTGAACTGCGCCCGTCTTAATGATATTTTGCCCATTGCACCGTACTTTTTAAATGCATCCGCAAAACTCATTTTCAATTCCCTTTTGCACCAACGCTCAATTGTGTCCTCGGAAACTTCAAAAAAGCCTGCGATTTCCTGCAAAGTGCATTGAAATTCGCACAGCTTTTGAAAATGCTCTAAGTTTATTTCTTTTCGTGGTCTCGCCATTCAATCACCTCAAATTTCCGGCTCTGTTAATTGTGCTGCAAATATACCAGCCTTTTGAAACATAAATCCTGCAAAACAAAACGATTTCTCGCCTTTAAAATCATGTGTTCTCATATAATATAATAATTCATTCTCATCATGTTGTATCTGTTTGGCTATATCTTCAAGAGTATCGCCTCGGTAAGATAAAGTTTTTTCTATCTTCCCCCCCCCGCCAACATTATACAACTCTAAACACATTTCTTTCTTCATAAAAGCACCGCCTTTTTCCCGGTAAATTTTTCCCAACGCTCAATAATTACATCAACATATCTCGGATCTAATTCGCACATGTAACATTTGCGGTTTAATTGTTCGCAAGCAATAAGAGTTGTGCCTGTTCCGCCAAATACATCAAGAACTGAATTACATTCATTTGTAAAATTTTTGATAAAATGGCTTGCAAATTCAACCGGAAATGTCGCTGAATGAATTTCAGCATACTCATTCTTTCTTTGTGCTGAACCGGCATATACATTGGATACTGTTCCTCTAAACTCTTTTGTGCCAATTGCCCTTGAATTATTTTCTTTACTAAAAATAAATATAAATTCAAACTGTGAGTTCATTACTTTTTTTGCCATTGCCGGTGCTGTTGTATTTTTATACCAAATTGCAATGTCACATAAATCATCTTTGTAATTATTTAACCATTCGCAAATAACATGTTTGTTGTTTGCTAACATTTGTAAATTTATAAATGACCATTTGCTGAATATCAACATATTATCTGTTGTTTTTGCCAACAACTCATCATAATCTGATCGATCATCATTGCCACTTTGATATTTACATTCAGTCATATGTGTATTCCCATTTAATGATGCACTATCACCAACATTATATGGCGGACTTGTAAACGCAATATCAGCCATTTGGCCATCCATCAACCGTCCAATGACATTTACATCCGTACTATCGCCGCAGATAATTCTATGTTCACCAAGTTGATACAAATCACCTATTTTCGATTTTGGCTCTGCTGGTGGCTCCGGTACCTCATCCTCTACAATCTCAATATCATCATCTAAATCAGGCAAGCCCCAATCAATATCAAAATCAGAAAAATCGAGTGCTGGAATATCTTCTGCAAGTAAATCAAAATCCCATTCAGATAATTCAGCGGTTTTGTTATGTATGATTGCATATTCTTTTCGCTGTTCATCGGTTAAGTGGTCTAATCGAATAACAGGAACTTCTTTCATTTTTAATTTCTTAGCGGCGGCTAATCTGCCATGCCCCTCGACTATGATGTTTTTATCGCTCCAAATACCTATCGGATCGTTGAAGCCGTACTTCTGTATTGATACCATTATTTGTGATACATCATAATCAGCATGTTTCCTCTGATTTCTTTCGTATGGTTTTAAATCCTTTATGGGTAAATATTCTATCTTGATGTTATCCATTTTTTAAATTCTCCAAATAACAATAGGTTTCTGCTTGCCTTGTCCTCAATATATTGTTTAACAACATCAATTCTAAATCATAATCATCTGCAAACAATATATGTAATTCTGCGGTCATTCTTTCAATTCTGTTATGATGCAACGGGCATAACGGAATTAAATTTTGTTTTCTTTGGTCTTGCGTTAATCTATTAGGGATTATGTGGTGTATTTGTATTTTTTTAGGCGTTCCACATATAGCACACACTTGTGGTTTGCTGAAATATTTTCTTTTTGCGTCCTTAAACCCTTTATAAAACAGTTTTTCTTTTTTCATGCTTTCCCAATAGCACTTGGAACTGCAATAGTTACCGCTTGCATTTGAGTCATTTAACACAGATTTATATACACGAAACTTTTTGCCGCAATATTTGCATTCTCTTTCAGCTTGTTCAGCCTTATAATATGCGTTTCTGCATGTCCTGTCGCAAAAATGCAACTTTGTGGTATTTTTTACATTCCCTGCATAACGCATAAATGTTTTTCCGCAATAATCACATTTTACAGGTATTTTACCTATTCTCTGCATTGTCCACTTCACTCCACTCCGTACCGTACCGGTCAATAATCTCTTTGAAATCCTCGTAATCGTGCGGCACCGTATTATAGCTTTCAGATCCATCAGAATTGAATACAATACCAACATGCTTTAACTCATGGAACATCAGAATCCGCTTTTGTTCCTCACTGAATCCCTCCACATTCGGCAAAAATACTGTTATTGTGAAATCCGCCGGAATGCTCCATTTATATTTGTCCGGCACTTTCTCACATTCAGCGCAGACTTTTTTACCCTTTGCCATTTTCTTCTGCTCGCTCGTCAGATAAATAATCGTTGCCTGGCTGTTCCGAATATCAATAAGGCTTTCCTCTGTCTCAATTACCTCTGCACCGATCTCGGCATATTCTTCACTAATTTCTCTGTTGTCCATAATTGCACCTCCTTTTTGATTATACCAGATTATTGTTGAAAAAGAAAGAAAAAGCCCACCATTTCTGGCAGGCTCTTTCAACATGTTAAAAAAATATATATAGGAGAATATTGATTGCATATTTATTGTACTACCTCTCTCCTTAAATTGCAACTATAACCGGGTAAGCGGACAATTCACGCAGATTTCCTCAATAAAATCATCCTGATCCCCTGTCCATTCTTTTCTTTTGGAACAGTAATTGTCGCATAAATCAGTCTTTATATCTTCCAATTCTGCCTCTGTTACATTAACAAAAGTGCCTTTCTTGATTGCGCTTACCGATCTTACCAACGGACATCCGTGCTCTACACAATCAAAACTTTTCACCGGGCATTTCTCACATTCTACCTGTTCGCTATATTCATCCAAAAACTTAATCGCCTCATCCACCGGCATTTCATCGAAATTATCCATTATTTTCCTCCATCAAAATATTTCCAATTTTTCTACATTCTTCACAAGCTGATCCCATACCGCCACGGCTTGTTCCGTAGCTGATTAAAGATTTGAACAGCCATTCATCTGATGGGAGATGATAGCAAAAATCCGATGGAAACTCTGCCTTCTCAACCTTCTCATCTAATTCATCAGAATATCCGGTAAAGAATTCCCTCCAATCATCCGATCCGGAACCGCAGCCAAATACAAAATCATCCACCACTTCCCGAATTAACTGAACAGCATTCCGCATTACTCTCCGTTCCGCTTCCACGGTCATTCCGTAATAATTTGCAATATGGGCACCGCCTTTAATCGCATCCAGAATTGTTTTCTCTGCCTTCTCAATCTTCGCCGCAGGAATATTATATTGATATGGTCTGATAGACCTTAAAACTTCTTCAGCCTGGCTAATTGTTGTCATTTCGTCATCCGTTCTTGGATTATTCCCACCAAGTTCATTTATTGCAAAAAAGTTTTTTGCGGCAGCACTCTTTTCTTCCGGAATCGGAGTGCCTTTTCTGACTGCCGTTTCTAATTGCCGTAAATCATCAATGCTGGCATCTACTCCATTATCAAATAGCCGGGTAAACACATCCTCTGATATATCAATCAATATTTTCATCCTTTTCCTCCTGCAAATTTTTTCTTAATTCAATCAAATCATTTATTAAATTATTTAACTGTTTAAACAATTCTTCTTTGCTATCATTCGATAATAATACTCTCCAATTTCCCCATCTTTTGTAATCAATAGAATAATTCCTTATTGTACGATTTTCTTCATACTTAACAGTATTAAATATGGTTTTATTTTTTCTTGTTTTTTCCATTTCTTCTTCTAATTTCTTTTTTTCCGCCAACAACTCCTTTCTTCTTGTTTTCTGATCTTCCAATTCTTTTTTTAGGTCATCCATTCTTTTTTTCTGCTCATTCAATTCTTTTTTCAAATCATTCATTGTTCCCATTATTCTTTCCTCCTACCAAGTAATATACGAAAATTCCCATCTTTCACCGGTAATTTCCTCAATCAAATCAATCGCCCGTCTCATTAAATTATTGGCACATGACTGACTGTCACTCGGCAACATCATTAAATCTCCATTTCTGTTGCCATCCCGCATAATTTCCGCCAATTCCTCAATCTTTTCTTCCAATTCGGTCTTGTAATCATCATCCATTACTTCCAATTCCTGGAATGTTTCACTATCTGCATCCTTGAAACAGAAACAATAATTTGGCCGTCCGTTTTCGCCATTGTTAAAATACTTGTTTTTCCTGACATACAATTTCACATTGCCTTTAAATTCTTTTAATTGTGCAAGATTTATATTTGCGGATGAAAAGCCATTATATTCAGGATGCCACCACAATCCTTGCCAATTTGTGCATTTCTTATCAAATGCTTTTAATTTATCATACATTCAGACCACTCCTTTCATCTTATCCTTTACCATCCGCTCCCAGTCTTTCGCCCAATCAATTACCTCCTGCTTTGGCTTTGAATCATGCTTGCCATAGATTTGCAGGATCCGTTTTTCTTTCATGCCAAATTCAATCGTTACATAAGGTCTGCCCGGGTTATTGTTGCAGCGCAGAAACGCTATAAACGATTCTCCTTTTACCATCTTTGCATCATATCCCATCTTGCCAACACAATGGTCCAGCTTTTCACCCTCTGCCACCAAATCTTTTACACTGCCGGGAATCAGAATACAATAAGCTCCGTCTTTCAGCTCATATTCCTGATACCTCTTACTTGCCTTGCGGAAATCCCGGTTAAATTTCTCCCTGGCTTTCTTCTCTTTCTTGGCTTTTTCGGCATCCCATTCATTGATTCTCATATCATGCATCCGCCTAAAATTCTTCGGAAACAGATTCTTTGTATCATTCAAATCCATTCCCAATCCCACCAAAGCACTTAAATAATCACCATATGCCCTTTCTATGCCATTTTCCAAGCAATAGTGGTATATTTTAAGCCTATCAACTTTTAATCCCTTAATTGCGTGAAATTTGCGGCAGAAATAATCCGCCTGATGCTTTTCCTCCAAAAAATCTCTCGCGTCATCCAGATCCATATGCTTATTATAGGCATACAATATATCCTGTGGTCCATAATACCGCCAATCTGTTTTCCTGTGTTCCCAAAGAAATCTTGCAAACTGCTTATCTTTCTTTGCCTTATTTAATAAACTCTTGCTCGGCTTTAATCCAATTTTTCCAAAATATTCCACCGCAGGATTCTCATTCCATGCTCTCATGTACTCAATCAGATCTCCGCATTTTGGATCCCATCCGCAATATTTATATTCGGTTTCTTTAATCGCCTCCGGATTAATCACAT